ATAACCAAATAAACAAGTGTGTGGCCATGTGCCTCAACTCGGTACGCCAAGCCCATGTGGTGGCTACTCCTGTGGAATCCAGCGATATTGAGCGTGCCAATGTAATATCTTTATTTGTCCGTTGGTTGGTAAATACCAAGATGGATGACTTTTACGATCAAGTGGAGTTAGGGTTAAATCATCTCTTTGAGAAGGGAATGATGGTCCACTATGTGTACTACGAGTCTCAAGACCTAAAGCAACAGCAGTCAATTAAGTTGGACGAGATTGCCATAGCTATGCCACAAATCGCCGAGGCGATCCAGGATGGCAGTATGGACGAAGAGTTGTCCGCCGCTATGTCCGAGCAGTTCGATGTCTCCAAGAAGAAATCGAGAAGCATGCTCAAGGAGTTGCGCAAGGAGGGAGAAACCACAATCCCTGTCACTCGTCAGGTCATCAGCCGACCACGCATCAAAGCTCTTGCTCCTGACGAGGACATTTTTTGGCCCAACTACACAATCGACCCACAGGAAGCACCCTATGTTTTCCATGTGTTAAACATGACTCCCGAACAACTTCGCTCCAAGATACAAACCGAAGGGTGGAGCGAGGAGTTTGTGGATAAAGCCATAGAATCTGCAACCGTGGGGGAGAACGATGTCTACACACACAACCTTAGTTTACAGGATGAGATCCTCCGAGATGACGATGAAACCATCCGCATTGTATACTGTTACCAACGCCTGTTGGATGAAGATGATATCCCAGGCATATTCTGCACCGTATTCTGTAATGAAGTTCCTGACCTTTATGCAAAACATACGCTCATGGATTATGGGCATGGTGGATACCCTTTTGTCGTGTCCACTTATGAAAAAACTTCTAAGCGGCTCTACTCCTCCCGCTCCATCCCGGAAGTCGGCGAGCCGTTCCAGCAAGTCATCAAAGTCGAAACGGACGCGAGCATCGACAGGCAAAGCATCGCCACGGTCCCGCCGCTCGAACACCCGCTCGGCCGCGCGCCGTCCAAGTGGGGGCCGGGGGTAAGAGTACCTTACCGCACACCTGGCGAGATCCGCTTTGCCGATACCCCACGCTACGATGCGGGTTCCACCGAGGTGCGCAGATTTGTACAGGAAATGTTTGACCGCTACATGGGTAACAACGCACCAGGCGTGGACCCTGTGGAGTCGCAGATCAAACAGCAAAATATCATCAACCGAGTACTGCACCACATGAAGCATGTGATGGATCAAGTCTATAGCTTGTACCAGCAGTACGGGCCGGACCAAGAATACTTTAGAGTCACAGGCGTACAAGACATGCAGAAGTATGCAAAGGGCAGACCTGGAGAACGATTTGACTTTTACATGCAGTACGATGTGGCTACTCAAGACCCTGAGCAAATGCTCGAACGGGTAAAGACGATTGGCACAATCGCTGGCACGATGGATAAGAATGGCGTGGTCGATACCGAGCAACTCCTTGCTATGGCAATCGGGCAAGTTATGCCGGGTGCGGCAGAGAAAGTAATCTTGCCCAAGGAGACTGCCACACAGAAAGCGATGGAGGAAGAGCGTCAATTAATCGCCGAGCTAGTGGCGGGTGTACCGCCCAATGTGCGCGAGAACGATGCCCACGAAATGAAACTCCAAGTATTTCAGCAATGGCTACAACAGCCCGATATCCAGCAAAAAGCCCAGCAAGACCAAGCGTTGGGCGAGCGTATCCAAGGATATATGAAACAGCGTCAGTTCGCCATCCAGCAGAAGCAAAATGCTACAATCGGTAGGCTAGGGGCCGCACCCACACAATTTGGACAAACCGCTAGTGCTGCATGAGCATAACACATCGTGGTGAGCGATTCTCAGCATACAACAAACCTAAGCGAACTCCTGGCAAATCTAAGAAGTTTGCCGTACTCGCAAAGGAGGGAGACAAAGTTCGTCTTGTTCGTTTTGGAGATCCCAACATGTCCATTAAAAAGAACATACCCGCACGGCGTAAATCCTTCCGAGCGCGACATAAGTGCGATGAAAAGAAGTCTAAATTGACACCCGGTTTTTGGTCATGCCGGAAATGGTGATATGAGTCTTTACAAAAACATACATGCTAAACGAAAACGCATCAAAGCGGGTTCCAAAGAACGCATGCGCAAACCCGGAAGCAAGGGAGCGCCAACCAATAAAGCATTTAAGAAAGCGGCAAAGACTGTTCGCAAAAGAAAGTGAAACGAAAGAAGTACCACTCTGTAGATGCTGAAGAAGCGATCAACGCACTACGATTCCTTAAAAACGAACCCCATTTTAAAACATACATTGAGGTACGCGAGGCGATGCGCGAGGAAACCATCCGCGAATTACAGAATCGCAAAAACATTGAGAACCAAAATCTTCACTTTCATTTCACAGGAAAACTAGAAGCCATAGACGAAGAGTTGGACAACTTTTATAGCCTTTAATCTTACCAATAGATTCTAAGCCTCTACAGTTCCGAGGGTAGCTGTAGGGGCTTTTTGTTGCCATTTGCTCTACAAGTAGCTACATTTTGCTACACTAGGCACTATCGCCTTGACAACTTATGGAAACATTAACCGAAGAGGTTGTCTCGGAATCCTCTAAAAATTCCGCGAATAATGAAACGCAAGGAGAGGGAAACCTTTCAATGGCCGAATTTGCCGATCAGTTACTGAAACGCAAGGAGATGCCGGAGGAAGCGCAACCCGAACCTACCGAAGAGATTGAAGAACCCGCTGAAGAAACTGCGGAGCCTACTGATGTCTTAACGGAAAACACAGAGTCTGCCGAAGAGGAGCAAGTGGAAGAAGAGGAATCTTCGCCGCCCGCAGAACCTTCGGATGTTCTTTCAAAGTTCAACATCGACCTGGATAACCTATCCGAAGAGGAGTCCCGCGATCTAGCCAAGGCGCTGAATGCATCTGCCGTCAAACGCTTTGGTCGCTTAACCGCTCAGAAGAAAGCACTACTCGCAGAAAATGCAGAGTTGCAAGCACAGGCTGAACAAGCCCAGCAAACGCAAAGTGCCGAAATGCCTGAGTTCCTCAAGGATAATGCCTTGCATAGTGTAAACGATGCCCAATCGCTCTATAAAGAAGTCGAGCAACTTACCGCCCTCGTAGAGTGGGCAGATGAGAATCTCGATAACGAAGTGGAGTACGATGACAACGGCAACGAGTATGTGGCAAAGGACGGAGAGAAAGTCTACACCAAAGCGGACTTACGAAGGATCAAGGCAAACGCCAACAAAATCCTCCGCAAAGATGCCCCGGCTAGGCAGAAGTGGTTACAAGAGCGTACCCAAGCGGACCAGCAAGCCATGCAAACCTTCGAGTTCCTCGGAGATGAGCATAGCGACAATTACAAGCTATTCATGCAAGTAAAGGAGTCCCCGCTCTATAAACCCTTGGTTCAATACTTACCTAATTCCAACTTCGCACTTGGTCTTATGGTGGAGGGATTAAACGCAGTCAAAGCTAGACAAGCACAAAAGGCCGCGCCTAAGCCTAAACCCAAAGCACCTACCGCGAGTACCGAAGCGGGTACAGCTAGACCCAAATCTCCCCAGGCGAATGCAACGAAAGCTCTGCAAGCGGCGAAGGCTAAATTCGACCGCACAGGCTCAATGGCAGACTACCAAGCATATCTTAAACTTAAAAATAAATCTTAAATTCCAAGGAGGAAATAAATCATGGCAATGACCAAAACACATTCTAGCGGAACTCCGATTGGTTCTAATAGAGAAGACTTATCGGATATTTTAACCATTCTAGAACCAGAGCGCACCCCTCTGCTTTCACTCGCTAAAAAGGGAAAAGCCAATGGCACATTCTTTGAGTGGCAAGTGGACGATATGAGTCAGCCCACCTTTGGTGGAGAATTGGAGGGCGAGGATGTTACCAGCTTTACTGATAAGGCCGCTAGCCGCGCCAAACTCGGAAACTACATCCAAGTATTCCGCCGCAATTACCAAGTTTCCAACATCCAGGAACTTGTCGATGTGGCTGGTGTGGACAACGAGTTTGCTTACGCCGAAAGCAAGGCCGTCAGAGAAATGAAGCGCGATTTGGAAAGTGCGCTTTGCTCTGCCCAAGATCGGGATCAAGACGATGGCACAAACCCATACAAGACCCGTGGTCTTTTCAAGTGGTTAGACACAGGTGCTGGTCGTCCAGCAGACCTCGGTGCGGCATTTGAGTCACCCGCAACCGTATCGCTCGGTGGTTCTGCATTCACCGAAGCCAATATGAACGGCTTGCTTCAAGACTTGTACGAAGCTAACGGAATGCCCGGTGGTCAACTTACCTTGATTGCTGGTCCTGGGCTGAAGCGTGACATCTCTGACTTTGCTCGTCAGGAAAGTTCCTCACAGTCCATCGCATTCTCTGTAACTCAACCCGCTGAGTCCAAGTCTATCTCGCTCGTAGTAAATATGTATGAGGGAGATTTCGGAAATGTGGCCGTAGTCCCATCCCTGTTCCTTAACAGAACGAGTGGATCGGCAACTGTTGACTCCAATGCTGGCTTGCTCATCGATCCTGAGTATGTCGCCGTAAACACCCTCAAAGCTGAGTCCAACTCCGAGCTTGAGAACAAAGGTGGCGGTCGCCGTGGATTCTGCGAAGTGATCGCTGGCTTGGCCTGTTTGTCACCCAAAGCACACGGTACAGTTACAGCTTAATTCATCGTTTGTTTAGCATCTAACCGGGGAGGGGAGAGGTACTGCATAGCGGGACCTCTCCCCAAACCTTATACACACATTATGCCTGACTTACTCATCCCAAAGTGGAAAGACGGAAACGGTTCACAGTTTATGAAGAACTTGGATCGTTATTTGCGTTATGAAGTGGATCTCGAACAGCACGAATCTGTAATGCGCGAAAAAATGGCAATGAAAGAGAACCAAGAAATGGGAGTCGCCAAGATGGACGGACTCGGACAACTCAAAGCAAGTATCCCCGCACGCGAATATTTTCGCTGGCATCAAGCCGAGCGTGGGTGCTGGGGCGATAAATCCTTCGTAAAAGAGTTCCTTCGCGACAACCCATCCTTCAAAGCAAAGACGCTATCCAGGCAGTCCTTTAGTGGACCATCCTTCGGCAATAAAGCCTTAGCATGAGGCAAGTAACCGTTAGTAAACTGCTCGATAACCTCAAGCACATGGCGGGGTTAGACACCTTGCTTACGCAAGAACAGGATGCGGCGGTACGCAGTTTTAATCGCTTTGGTAGACTAGCATGGGAGCGTGCAAGATGGCCCGACACCATACGCTTGGAACCAAAGCTACCCGATGTACAAGTACGATCCATCGAGGTAACCGCGGGCGGGAGTGGATACACCTCTGCCCCAACCGTTACCATTAGCGGAAGCGCCACCGCCACCGCTACCATCAATGCGGATGGGCAAGTAAATGGCGTGGCAGTAACAGGCAACGGCACAGGCTACCTCGCAGAACCAACCATCACCTTTAGCGGTGGAGGCGGAACAGGAGCGCAAGCGAAAGCCACGATGATGGGCATCCTTGATTTCGGGTCCGACATTGGCGAGATTATGCGTGTAACTGAACGCGACCCCTACGCCTATGGCAACCCCACAGAAGTAGCATACCGCGTGGAGTATTCCGCAAGTGGGTATGGTCGAGTAGTCCTGGTAAACCGTGCGGGTACTGCACCTGTGTATGTACTATACCGCACACCCTTCACAGACTATGTGTCAAGCGATACGGATTTTCCGTACATATTTTCCGAATATGTCGTTACGGGAGCGTATTCCGACCACCTTACCGCAGACGGGCAACTCGATAAAGCGCTCGCGGTACAGCAACAAGCCGAAAGCATCTTGCTTGCCGAGCTAGACAAACTCGAACGCCAGCAAGGGCAAAACAATTTCATACAATTCACAACATACGGATCCACGATCCAAACACCTTATTAATTATGGCAAACGAATATAGAGGATTAGGACTTAACGGTGGAAAATATATTTCTGATACAAGCGCTCATACGGGTGATTGGTTCGCCGTTGTAGCAACAGAAGACACCGTGATAAATAGCATTACCTCCAATGTGGAAGACTTGAGCAATATTACTGCGTCAGTTGATAATACCACACTTGCGGCAAATACCGCAATCTACGGAGGTATCAGCGGAATCACACTTACGAGTGGTGCAGTAATCGCATACAATAAGTAAATGCTGGGAAGTACCCTAAGTTTAAGTGTAGGCAAGTGGGTATCTTTACCTACAGGTATTGCTATCCCTACGCTAAGTTTAGCGGAGACAGGGGATACTGAAATTAGCTATACTATAGGCGAGGTTTTAGGAGCAAATCAGTACCGCGTAGAGAAAAGCACGGATGGGGTGACATACACATTGCTCACTAACCAATCCACGCATGGCACATATACCGATAGTGGATTAACCGAGGGGCAGACTTATTACTATCGTGTACGGGCAGAAGATACGCTGACCAGCGAGGTAAGTAGCTATCGCGTGGCGAGTTTAGCACTTCTTGCGGAATTTAGTAATGTATCGCTTTCAGAAAGCACTACTATCCAAAATTCAGTAAATACGCTTACGCTAGTATTTAGACCTGATGTTGCGATATCTGCCACAGGAACGATAACCCTTTCGGGGCTTTCGGGATCAGCGACTGCGACAAACTCCTCGCTTGCTATTGCGGGGCCGGGGGCATCTTTATTTGGATCAGTAGGTAATTGGAATAATAATGGCACTTTGATTTTAACCGTAGCAAGCGGACAGTCAGTACCCAATAACTCTGACACCATTATAAGATTTAACCTCACTAATCCCGCATTCCCGAATAGCGGAGTATCTTCTGTTACATTGGGGTCTAGCGGTTTTACCACAAGTGCTGTAAGTGGAACATTTTTTAATGTGATTGAATACCTCTTTAATCCTTCGCTTTCATTCCCAACCATAGATGTATTCGACAACGAGTCAGACTTTATCTCCGACACAGGAGCAGACGACTACACCATCGTACACGCTAAAGACACCGATAAGTTGTATGTGTGGGATGGCAGTAAATGGTTTTTTTATAACAATAATCCTTAATTTATGAGTACAATAACAGATATATTTAGCTCTGATTCTGCAAGAGACACATCTAAGCCCGCAGCAAGCAACACAGGTCTTTGTATATTTAGAACAGACACCAACGCTATCGAAGTATCAGATGGTACTAGCTGGTTGGCGTATGGAAATGACGGCATTTCATACACTCTTTCTAGCACTACCATGTCTGTTGATTTTAATAAAACAGGAAACAGCTCAACTAACGAATGGTTACAGACGGACTATCAAACCACAAGTGATGCAGGGTTTACCTTTAGTGCATGGATAAAATCTAGCACAACCACAAATCAGCTATTCATCGATAATTATACATCATTCGAACAGCTGGCTTTCCGAGTCAACCAAAATGGACAGTATTTGTTTTATTTTAGGGATACAGGAACAGGTGGTCTGGACACTTATTTTGATACAGCATCATATTCAGCGTCTGGATTACTAGACAATAATTGGCATCACATAGCTCTTACGATGTCTGGAACAACTGTAAAAATTTACGAAGATGGTTCGCTTCTTTACACAGATACTGGTACAGTCTCTTATGGGGCAATAGCATCCAATTTTAGAATCGGAGCTAACAGCGGTAACACCGCAACTTATGACGGATTAATGGATGAAGTGGCATTTTTTGAAAGAGCTTTAACAGCTCCAGAAATTTCCTCCCAATATACTAATAAATTATACTATGGTCCTTCGTGCCATTTCAGAATGGGGGACGGACCAAGTGATACGGACTCATCGAGTGAAGCTACTGCCGGGGAAGATGTGGTAACAATTACCGATGTTAGCGGAAACGGATACACAGCAACTCAACCTACGGCTGCAAAAAAACCAAACTACTCCTCAATTGTTCCAACTTTCTAAGTTTTATATACTATGAAATATATTTTATACGACACAATCGAAGAGTGGAATGCAAGCAATGATGCTATGAATGCTTTATTTGAGTTACCTCAACTACACACCGCAACCTATGCGTCAGTCGCACAAGTAGATAACTTAGGTCACTCGGCTTTCGGTAAATATATCTTCCCTGTTCTTACTGAAGGTAAATACGATGCGTCTGCTCATTTTACGGATAACTTAGTTGATGTTGATCCTGAGTGGACGAGCGAAGAACCGTTCTGATGCTCTATGTCATCTCCATTGCGACCCTTTTGCTCGCTGGTTGCTCGCTCCGATCCACCTATCCACTTTTGGGCGGAGTGATTGGCGGATCAGCCGCAGCGATTGGTGGACCTGGTACTGCGGCACTCGGTGCGGGTGCGGGTGTGCTTGCCGGAGAAGCATTAAAGAATGCAGACAAATTAGTCGAAGCGGAGGAACGAATTGAAGCATTAACCCACGGAGATGTATCGGCATTGGTAGCCCAAGGAATGGCAGAGCATCAATCGGTCTTCGACCAATTTACATCGAATATTAAAAAGTGGTTAGGCTGGGCGGCAGTTGGGCTTGGTTGCTACCTAGCGATCCCAATCTTTGTGGCCCGCAAGTGCAGTAAGACCGAAGCGATTAAGAACCAAACCCGACCACCATTTCCAGCAAAATGAAAAACTTTTATTTACTAAAAGACAAGTTTCACACCCTATCAAAAAGGGGCAAAATGATAACGATATTTGTAGGCATAGTGGTTCTGCTTATTTTACTCGATGCGTGTAATGGATAGAATAAGCGTGGCTGGAATGGCGGGTACAGCCGCCACCTTTGGGCTGGGTACAGTCAATGAGATTGTCGGGATCGTAGCGGGACTCGCGACCATCACCTTTATGACTTTGAAAATCGTTCAAGAATTACGATCTAAAAAGTAATGCCTAGTACCACTCCACTCGGTCGCTTAGATGATCCCATTCTTACCGATGGGGATCGTGGGTTTCGTGGTATCAATTCGTACCTTGAACCTACCACATTGCAAGGTGGGCTAGTGGAGTTATCTGAGAATATGCGTCTCGAAGGTGATATCGCATCGGTTCGCAAAGGCATAGAGTTTAAAGCGGGCGATGTATCGCTTACCTATGCATCCGGCACAGAGCAAGTATTTGCATCCACCACATTTAGCGACCCCGCCACAGGGGCAGAATTTATCGCAGTCGCTACAGCAGATAAGCTCATCCTGTGGAACGACAATAATAACACAGGGATTGATATCGCATATCCAGGTGGCGAGGTAGTGGCGAGTGGAGATAACGCCTCTTTGGTGCAAGCGATGGAGAAACTCATCCTGTTTCGCGGAACGAGTAAATCTCCGCTGGAGTGGGATGGCGACTATACAACACCATCTGCATTTACCGTTAAGGAAAACGCAACTCCCGTAGCGGGCAGAATCGAATGCCCAAACACAAACTTTGGGGTATTCTTTAGC